TGGCCTTCAACGTGCCACGTGGCGTGGTCGCGACCGTGTCCACGGACAGTGCTTCCAACCAGGGTAACTACTCGGCGTATTCGCGGCTGATTTCGACCTCGGTGGTCCGTCTGACTCAGGACGTTTCCACATCTACGACGGCCACTACTCAGTACATCAACTGGTTTGCATGGGGAAATTAATGGATATCGAGCGAAGCAATTCTGCTAGCGCAGTGCGGTGGTTCTACAGCTATGAAGTACGGGGATGGTTTTCCCCCGCTTACAACATAGACATCCCCGCAGATGCCGTTGAAGTCACCGATGAACGTCGCGCCGAACTGGTCGCGGGTTCCACCCAAGGAATGGTGGTGGTGGCCGGCACTGATGGTTGTCCTGAATTGGCTGATCCGCCTCCGCCAGCAATCGAGCAATTGGTCGAGCGCGAGCGGCGGTGGCGTGATCTGCAACTGCAGGTGAGCGATCCGCTTGTCGCTCGTCATCGTGATGAGCGTGAAATGGAATCAGACACCAGTATCAGCGCTGAGGAGTACACCGATCTCCTGGGCTTTCGCGCGGCACTTCGGCAGTGGCCGGAGAGCTCAGCTTTCCCTGAGCCTTCAGGTCGCCCCGTCGCCCCCACCTGGCTCACCGAACAAATCAACTGAAAGCCCCGCCACAGCGGGGCTTTTTCTTACCTGCAACACCCCGAACGGCCCCGCACTGACGGGGCCTTCTCATATCTGAGAAATACCTATGAGTGGATTCTTCCACGGCGTTACCGTCACCACCGTCGACACCGGTTCGCGCAGCATTGCGCTGCCGTCGTCTTCCATCATCGGCCTGGTGGACACCTTCACCGAAGGCCCGACTGCCACGGCCAAGGCCAACGACCTGGTGCTGATCACCAGCGAGCGTGAAGCCATCGCGGCGTTCGGCGCCGATGCGGCGATCACCAAGGCCTGCCAGGCCATCTATGCCCGGGCCAAGGCGGTCATCGTCGCATGCGGCGTGGCCAGGCTGACCGACGCGGCCGAGCAGACCTCCGCGATCATCGGCGGCGTGCTGGCCGACGGCAAGCGCACCGGCCTGCAAGCACTGCTGGATGGCAAGAGCCGTTTCAACGCCCAGCCGCGCCTGTTGGTGACGCCGAAACACAGCGCCACCCAGGCGGTCGGTACTGCGCTGGTTGCGCTGGCCGACAAGCTGCGTGGCCTGGCCATCATCGACGGTCCGAACACCACCGACGAAGCCGCGCTGGCCTACGCCGAGAATTTCGGTGCCAAGCGCGCGTTCCTGGTGGATCCGGGCGTGAAGTACTGGGACACCACTGCTGATGCCACCGTCGATGCCCCGGGCTCGGCCTGGGTCGCCGGCCTGTTCGCCTGGACTGACAGCGAGTACGGCTTCTGGGCCTCGCCGTCGAACAAGGAGTTCGTCGGTATCACCGGCACCGTGCGCCCGGTGGAGTTCCTCGACGGCGACGAGTCCTGCCGCGCCAACCTGCTGAACAACGCCAACATCACCACCATCATCCGCGACGACGGCTTCCGCCTGTGGGGCAACCGCACCCTGTCCAGCGATCCGAAGTGGGCCTTCGTGACCCGCGTGCGGACCATGGACATCGTCATGGACGCCATTCTCTACGGCCACAAATGGGCGGTGGACCGCTCGATCACCGCCACCTACGTCAAGGACGTGACCGAGGGCCTGGAAAACTTCATGCGCGACCTCAAGGCCCAGGGCGCAATCATCAATTTCGAAGTCTACGCCGACCCCGAGCTCAACACGGCCAGCCAGCTGGAGCAGGGCAAGGTGTACTGGAACATCCGCTTCACCGACGTCCCACCTGCTGAAAACCCCAACTTCCGCGTTGAAGTCACCAATCAGTGGCTGACCGAAGTCCTCGATTCCGTCGCTTAAGGAGCGCATTTACATGGCAATGATTCCCGAAACCCTGGCCAACCTGAACCTGTTCGTCGATGGCGTCAGCTTCCAGGGTGATGTCACCAGCCTGAACCTGCCCGCCCCGAAAATGAAGACCGCCGAACACCGTGTCGGCGGCATGGACATGGCGGTCGACATCGACCAAGGCCTGGAAAAAATGACCGCCGAGTTTTCCACCACCGGCGTACGTCCCGAATCCCTGAAGTTCTTCGGCCTGACCGACGGCACGGGTTTCAACGGCACCTTCCGCGGTGCGTTCAAAGGCCTCAAGGGCAAGATCACCCCGGTGGTCATCACCCTGCGCGGCTCGCTCACCACCCTCGAAATGGGCGAGTGGAAAGCCGCAGGCGAAACCGTCGTCAAGCACACCGTTTCCGTCACCTACTACAAGCTCGAAATCGATGGTCGGCAGATGTACGAGATCGACCCGCTGGGCTTGAAGCGCGTGATCAACGGCGTTGACCAGCTCGCCGCCCAACGCAGCGCCCTCGGCCTCTGACACAAGGACACGCTCGTATGACCCAAGCTACGAAAATTCCCGCCTGGCTGACCCTCAGCGCCGACCGCGTGGTAGTCAAACTCAGCCGCCCCAGCGAAGCCAACGGCGTGCAGGTCGACAGCCTGTCGCTGCGGGCACCGACAGTGCGTGACCTGCGTGTTGCCCAGTCCGGCAACGGCGACGACGAACAGCGCGAGCTGAACCTCTTCGCCTCGCTGGCAGAGATCGGCACCAAGGACCTGGAGGGCCTGGCGCTCAAGGACTACAGCCGTTTGCAGACGGGCTATTTTCGCCTGGTGCAGGACGACGAGCTTTGATCCCGCGCGGCAGAAAGCAGCAGCGAAGCGGCTTGCCAGAGAGCTGAATTTTTCTGACGACGAAATCATGACCATGTCGTACAGCGACATGGTCTGGTGGCTCACAGATTGAGCCGGGTTTGCGCGCAGGGAGGAACATATGGC